GGACTTGACAAGTGCGGAGATGTACTTCACAAAGAAGCTTTTCGCGCGCACCTCTATGGTGGGAGAGGGTACTCCCCCATTGAACTCGGACCATGTTCGAGTTCAGGCCAAGCCCTTTGCGAAGGTCGTTTCGACTCTTCGTTCCTTCTTCAAGAAGGTGGGTGAGGCCACTGGGCTGTCTAGGCGTCGAGAGACGTCTAGCAGCCCGTTGGGGCCTATCGCTGCTTCGGCAGCGGTAGGTCCCAGCGCAAATCCCCAGCCGGTAGTAATACAGGCTGAGGTTGTCCTTTGCGAGGAGGACAAGAAGAGGGTGCAAGAGTGCGTTGCCGCGCTCTACACTCTCCTCGAGGTTTACGGATATCGCTCGAGGAATCGCGACCCCACATCCAAACACTCCTATGATAGGACTGTCATGCAGTGGTGTCGAGCTGCTGCCCTTTTGGGCACTGGTGGCTGGATGAAGTGGGCCAAGTATAAACTTGCCTGCTACTTTCATGCTCAGACCAAGCAGCACGATTCTCCTCCTGAGAACCCGTTGCCTGATTTCCCGGACCGTCGTGATGTTCTATGTCGAGGCTCTGCCCATCGCTTTATGAAGCTGATGTTGCAGTCTCGTCACCGATGGAGTCTGCTTGCATCTATCCTTCAAGTCAAGAAGGGTTGCCCACGTCCTGGTCAGGATCTGGTCTCGCTCGCTGTGCAGAAGGCACAACTTGCTTTGACCACGATCCGACCCAATGGAAAGTGTGGCTTCCTCATCGACTGGGCAGATGCCGGCAATTACGAAGATATCTATCTTCATAAGGGCTCCATGCAAGAACAACTACGACGTACCGTTCGTGAGATCTTCTCTGGTTGTCGCTATACTGATAGTGACCGCTATAAGATGATCTTTCCTTCAACGTCCGCTTCCTACTCTACCTCAAAGGCAAATGGTGGGAAGTTCAATGACATTTCTGACTACATTCATCGTTCCGGTCAGATCTATCGCAATCCTGCGAAGATCGACGGCGGTTATGATGAGCGTCTTCAAGATGACACTGAAGAGGGCGTTGCATTCCGTATGGAACGCTATGCTAAACTTGATGCACTCGCCGAGGAGCGGGGAATCAAGAAAGGTAGCACGGCGTACCTCAAACTGTGGCATGACGAATTGTATCGTCATCCACAGAACGGATTCATTACAATGCATCAGAAAATGCAGAGTGATGAGGAAAACGAATGGATTGGTAAGGGAAATCATACCTTTGTCGTTGACCTTCGTCGAATCGAGGAGCAGACCGCCGCCATTTATGAGAATCTTCTCATTAGGGCAGGACGGAAGCGCTCTACGGTTCTTTGTGTAGGTCTAGCGGAGTCGCTTAAAGTACGTGTCATCACTGCTGGTGATGCATACAAAGCGAAAGTACTTCATCCTCTTCAGAAGTTCATGTGGCGCAAGCTTGTGCAACATGATACCTTCACGTTGACGGGACGTCCGGTTGATCCTTGGATCATCCAGGAGCGTCTCGGGGCGCATCTGGCGCCCGGACAGTACTATCTCTCAGGAGATTACTCTGCTGCCACTGACAATCTTGCCCCTTGGGTAACCGAGACTATTGGTCGAGAAATCGCCAAAGTTATTGGTTTACGTCCTGAGGAAGAAGAGCTCTTCATTGAGAACCTCGTAGGCAATTGGATTGACATGGCCGACAAAAGGGACAACATGGGTAATGATATCCGTCGACAAATGTGGGGTCAACTCATGGGCTCCATTGTCTCCTTCCCTATTCTTTGCATCGCCAATGCGGCATTTTGCCGGTGGGCCATTGAAATCGAACGTGACCGTAAGGTTCCGTTGAGTAACAGTGGTTTACTTATCAATGGTGATGATGTGGTTTTCAAGACCACAAAGAAGGGACATGAGATATGGAAGCGCATTACCGCCTATGGTGGACTTGAGTCCTCCGTCGGCAAGACCTTCCTTTCCGAGGAGTTTGCACAGATTAACTCTGTGAACTTCCGTCGTCTTGACACGCCTACCAAGCATCAGTTCTATAGTATTGAGAAAGGTAGTTATACTCGTGACCTATGGTTCGAGCAAACACCCTACATCAATCTTGGACTGCTGTATGGCATGAAACGATCAGGAGAGAAGGTTGGTCGAGATGCTATCGCTGACACAACAGAGACGCTTGGCGCTCGTTGTCGCGATCTCATCGGTAATGCACCTGCGGAATTACGTCATCCTTTGATGAAGTTATTCCTTAGGCATCATGATGACCTCTTGAAGAGCGTGAGAGTACCAAGGTACGTCCCCGAGCAGTGGGGTGGCGTCGGCTTGCCGACAGTTCCATCGCCACAAGAAGAGTGGGAGGGTACCGAACCTAGGTTCGGACCGACTCTACTCGACCGCAAGGGTGGTGCACGCATCGCTGAGATGCCGAAACTTCCGAACGGAAGGCTACGGTATCCAGTTGGCGCACCATTAGCAGACGTCGAATGGTTGACCCATGGTGCCGTCATGGAGAAACTCCCGGAAATCAGTTATGGCTATCCTTCAGATCGCCAAAAAGCCGATTATCAACGGTTGTATTCTTCAGTGGCCTGGGACTGCTTCCTTCGTGATGACTACCTTCGAGATGCCGTGCTTGTTCACAACAAGCTCGACTACGAAGCGTCCATCGCAAAAGGGAAGGAGCCGCGGGTTAAATGGCGACCAAAGGTGTCAAAAGTCTTGAAGCAAAACGAGAAGTCGTGGGCTCAGGTTATCAAAGACGGTAACCTTCGCTCCCATCCTCCTCGTGCCTCTTGGCTTTTCTCACGCGACTCACCAAAGGCATTCCTTGATGTTGAGTTCTTATCAAATTACAGTAACGTCTCACGTGAAGTTCTTCACGATGATGCGTTGCTCAATTTGATGGGTGAGCTCAATGATTGGAATGTTTAGGCCTCGCGACCGAAATCCCGGTCAAGTGGCATCCTTCAGTTCGTCAACCCTGCAGATCCATGCGCGTCCCATCTCGGACGGCGTGAAGCTGGATTGTGGTTGCATGTGGCTGGCAAGGCAAGATCACCTGGTGCGGTACGTTCAGTACATTATTGCACTTAAGGATTCTTCGTCTTGTTCAGTTCTATTGCACGAGCACCCAGTCATAACGTTGTCTCTTGACTAAACGTATGGTGAGGTCAGGCTTTTGAAAACTGGAAGGAGCCACTGCTTAGCAGCAGGGTTTCGTGTGATTTTATAACAACTACGTATCTTGAGTCCTATCCCGTCAGCAGTGGCGTGGGTGCCACTCTGGCTGATAACAACAACACTAGGAGCCTTGCGCTGTAGTGTTTGTTAGTTTCGGGGAGAATCAGAGTTTGATACAGCGAGGTGATCACCATCGCGCCAAACTGAGATAACTCTTGGAACTTGATACCGGTTGTGCATAACTTCACAGGGGAACATGCG